GATACTGGTAGGCTGCGGAACTCATGGCAAACAGATATAAAACCAACAACAGGAACAATTACAAATAATTTACCTTATGCAGAACCAGTTTGTTATGGTGAAAACTTACCTCCATCTTGGAAAAATACTTTTAGAACAAGACAAGAAACAACGAAAGGGTTTCCAGAACTTATTGCAAAAGATTTACAAAAATGGGCTAGTGATGAATATGAAAAAATTAAACGGAGGTTATAGTGGCTGCCACAGATTTAAATACAGTTAGATCCACAATAGAGGCTAGGTTGGCCACAGAATTAGCTTCTAGTCCAGCAATTCCTGTTGTATTTAACAACATGACCTTTGACTCTACTGCTGAAGATACCTTTGTACAGTGTCAAACAAGTTTCGGTACAAACTCTTATCTAACGCAGGGTGGAACAAGTGACTCTGATAATCAGATAAATGGTTTGGTTTTAGTAAATGTATTTACAGAGGAAGGTCTTGGGGCAGGGTCTAACTTTACAATTTGCAAAAGACTTAGGGACTTATACAATAGAATTACAGTATCAAGTGTTATTTTTGATGCACCTATCGGCCCTGAGATACTAACCTCAAGTCCAGAAGGCAAATTTCAAACACAAATCAGAATAACATTTACAATCTACGAGGATCTTTAATCATGCCAAAGCTTGAAATTACAGAAGAAATGCTTGACGCTATCGAAGCTGTCAAAGGTATAAGAGACGCTAATTACTGGGATCCTAATTGCAAAAGATATATGGAGAGTCAACAAAATTCTAAAAAAGGTGTAAAAACCACCGAAAAGAGTTAATATATTTATAAATCTTTCTTTTTTTTGTCATGGCAGCTATCAGAGGTGATGTAGGCAAGATCATGTTTCATAATGCGGCTGGTACTGAGGCCGATATTGCTGGAACTAGATCATGGTCATTATCAGTTTCAAAAGATACTTTAGAAACTACAGTTCAAGGTAATACAGCAAAAACATTTGTTGGTGGTTTGATTTCTGGTGAGGGATCAGCGGAACTTATATATGACAATGCTGGTAATGCAGATTATCTTTCATTTGTTGAGGATATTTTGACAACAGGTGATGCTGGTGACGCATTGTTTGAATTGTTCCCAGATAGTTCAGCTAGTTCTAAAAAGTTAGCTTTTTCTGGAATTATCACAAGTGCTGAGTATGGTGCAACACTTGGAGAAACTCAGTTGATAAACATTTCATTCCAGACAACTGGTGCAATAACTTCAGACATATAGTAAATTAAAATTACTTCGCATTTAATTTATGGCAGAAAAAAGAACCCTCGACCTTTTAAAGGAGTCATTTGACCTTTCTAAAAGGCGAAAATTTGACGTTAAAGATGATGACGGCAAAACTGTAGTCAGTTTATATTTCAAGGCCATTACAAGGGCAGACAGAGCCAGAGCAACCCAAAGGGCTGGCAGTGATGATCCATTGATTGTTTCTACTCATATGCTTTGTCAGTTAGCAGAGAATGAAGATGGTTCAAAAGCTTTTAGCCCAGCAGAGTTTGGTAATTTACAAAATGATTTACCAGAAAATGTACTTAATGAAATCGAACTGTTTTTATTTGGTGTAAATCAAAACGCAACTATTGATAACGCAAAGGAATCTTAAGGGGGGATAACTGGTTAAATTTTGAGTTCTTCCTTGCAACAGAATTAGGTAAAACAATAAGTGAATTAAGACAACAACTTACAGACGAAGAGTTGATATTTTTTGCTGGCTATTATGAATTAAAGTATGATAGAGAAAAGAAAGAGGCAGATGCAATCAAACGCAAATCAAGATATAGTTAAAGGAGTTATTGTTTAGTCGTGGCAGTTTCCAATGTAGAACTAAGAGTTGGAGCTACCCAAGCTATAACAGCGTTAAAGAATGTAAATACTCAGGCACAAAAATTTAACCAAACTGTAAACGGAACAAATAGCAAGTTAAAAGACGCAAACAAAGCTTTACCAATACTTTCAAAGGGATTTTTTGGTGCTGGTGCTGGTGCAAAAGGGGCGGCTCTAGGTTTTAAAACTGCTGGGGCAGCTTTAGCAACAGCTTTAGGTCCACTGACTGCTGGACTGACTTTAGTTGCTGCATTAGGAAAAACATTTGCAAATTTAGCTGCACAAGATTTTGCCAGTGCAAAAATTAAAACTCTTGGAGTAGATGCTGATGCCCTACAACCAAAGCTTGCAAGTTTATCAAATGAGCTAAGTGGTCAGGCATCTTCTTTACAATTACTATCAGCGTCTTATGATGTAGCATCTGCTGGCTTTGGTGAGACTGCTGAACTAACAGATGTATTAAAGGCATCACAGTTAGGTGCTACTGGTGGATTCTCTGAACTGGCTACTGTTGCTGATGCAACAACCTCTGTTCTTAATGCTTATGGTCTTGAGTCAGATAAGGCGGCTAAGTTAGTTGATGGATTTATACAAACACAGAATGATGGTAAAATTGTTGTTGATCAATACGCACAGCAGATAGGTCGTTTAGCACCTATAGCGGCTGGTGCTGGTGTTGGAATAGAAGAACTTAATGCGGCAATATCTACTGTCACTGCAACTGGTGTTCCTGTTGAATCAACCTTTGCTGGACTACGACAAGTTATTGCTGCGATACAAAAGCCTACTAGTGAGGCATCAAAAGCGGCTGAAAAATTAGGAATAGATTTTAGTGCTACAGCTTTAAGTACAAAAGGTTTGGGAGGAGTACTTGAAGAATTAGTTGCAAAAGGTGGAGCTAGTGAAGAAACTCTTGCTCAGTTCTTTGGATCTGTTGAAGCCAGAACAGCAATCCTACCTTTGTTAAATGACCAGTTAGTTTCTTTTAATAAAAATTTAGAGAATCAGGCAAAGGCTCAAGGCACTGCGGCTGAAGCTGCCTTTACTGCACAGAATACAATTCAAGGACAACTGACAAGGCTTGGCACTGCATTTACAAACCTTACTACTGATGGTTCAGAGATTGGGATAGTTATTAGAGAATCTCTAAAAATTGCTGCTGTAACTGTTGAGGCTTTAACGGCAGCTTTCAAATTAGTATTAGCTCCTGTTAGAGCTATCTTTGCGGCTGTTGGAGAGATAGGAAAACAAATAAGTAAGGCAATAGGAATAGATGCAACAAAAACTTTATTCAATCTTGAACAGGGTTGGATAGGTATTAAAGAAAGAGTTACAGAGGTTTCAGATCAAGTTATATTTGCTGGAAAAGTTATAGGCGGTGTTTATGCAAATGTTTATAAAAAGATTTTTGGATTTCTAAAAGGTATTGCTGATGGTACAAAAAACATTTTTATTGGAATAATAGACACTTTTAAAGGTGTTGTTCAAGGTATTGTTGATGCTATAAATGGCAATCCTATATTAAAAAGATTATTTGGTGGTCTTACAAACATAAAATTAGACTTTGATATTAGTGGTATTAAAAATTTTGGAAAAGACTTTTTAAAAGGTGCAAATGAAAAAGTTACAGAACTAAAAGATAATGTAATTGAGTTTAGTGGAGTAGAAAAAACAATCACTGAGGAAAATAACAAACAATTAGATGCAAAAAATAAAATAGTTGCAACTAATGGAAAAATAAAAACAGGAGTTGAACAACTTACAGAGGCAGAAAAAAAAGCACAAGAAGAAGCAAAAAAATTAGAAGAAACTTTTTTTAAAATTGGAGAAAGTGTTAAAAGCGATTTAGTAAGCGGTTTGAGAGATGCAATCAATGGAAGTAAAACTTTTGGACAGGCAATAGGCGGTGTTTTAAATAACCTTAAAAACAAATTACTTGATATTGCTCTTAATAAAGCAATTAGTGGAATTGGAAAATCTTTAAGTGGTGGCAAAGGATTTGCAGGATTTCTTGGTGGTTTGTTTGGTGGTAAGAAAGAAAGAGGTGGCCCTGTATCTGCTGGTGGTGCATACCTAGTAGGTGAACGTGGCCCTGAGATTTTGCAGATGGGTTCTAAAGGTGGCAATATTATCCCAAACAGTGCAATGGGTGGTGGTGGTGTTACAAATGTCGTGACTGTTAACGTAGACGCGAAAGGTAGCTCAGTGGCTGGTAATGGTTCTGGGGCTGATGCACTAGGTCAATTAATTGGTGGTATAGTTCAACAAACACTTGTTAAAGAACAAAGGGCTGGAGGTTTATTAAATAGATAATGGCAAGTTTTCCAAGCATCTCTCCGACCTACGGAATGAGAAAAACAAGCTCACCAAAGATAAGGACAACACAGCTAGGCGATGGCTATGAGTTTAGGGCTTTGTATGGCCTTCCTTTATCTCAAGATCCAAAAGTATATGATCTTACTTTTAACGTGTCTGAGACTGAATCAGATGTAATAGAAGGCTTTTTAAGAAGTAGAGTAAACGATCAGGCAAGTTTTACATTTACCCCACCAGCAGAAGGGTTCACAAAAACAGGAACATATTCCCAAAGCACTACAACTGTGACTATCACAATCACACAGCATGGGGTTGCTATTGGTGATGTTTTAACTATTGACTACACTTCTGGCTCTGCAACTGATGGTGACTTTGCTGTCACATCTGTAACTGATGATAATGTCTTTACAGTTACGGCTGCTGATAGTGCAACTAACAGTGGCAATGTTTCAATAACACTTTCTGGGGCTGGTAAATATGTCTGTGATTCTTGGACAAAAACCATACCATATAACAATAGAGCAATAATAAATACTACTTTTAGAGAGGTATTTGAACCATAAATGTCAAATCCTACTTCTGAACTACAAGAACTAACCAACAAATCTATTATTGAATTGTTTTCTGTTGAACTGAAACCCGATATTCATTATACAAAGTCTGCAAAAACAGCTACCTACAGTCAGTCAGCAACAACTATTACTATCACATTAAACTCTCATGGATTTTCTACTGGCCTTGTTTTAAGCCTTGATTTTACCTCTGGAAATGGGATTGATGGGATCTATACCATACAAACAGTTGCTACAAATACTTTTACAGTCACAGGAACAACCTCACAATCTACAAGTGGCAATGTATCTTTCAATGTAAATGCAACCATAACAAATCCTACAGTTCATCTTTTTCATGCTGGTAATAATATGAAAGATAGTACTGATCTTGTATGGCAATCAAACACTTACACTAGGATGCCTTGCAGGGCAGATGGGTTTAAATATTCTGGAAAAGGTTTACTGCCAAGA